TGGATTTGCTAATGTTACATTTCCAGTAAGTGTAAGGACAAAGTTTTGATTAGTTTGGAAGTTTAGTGTTACTGAACCAGTATTCGTTGTGTCTGTGTCTGTAGTTGCTAGTGCAGTACCAGTTACTTCAATGCCTGTTGAAGTGGTAGCGAGTTTTTGAGAGTTAGCATGATAAAGTGTTACAGCACCATTATTCGCAGCAAACAAATAGTTTACACTATTATCAGCATTGTTTAGTTCAAGATTATTTGCTTGTATTCTAAGGTTTCCAGTGCCGTTATCTTGAATAATGCTACGATTACTATCATGATAAATCTGTAAGTCAGACCCTGCACCAAATATGGCTTTGTTGTTATCGCCTAATGTTAAGTTACCAGTCATAGCATCGCCAGTAACAGCAACAAAGTCAGTAGATGCAGATGTTGCAGCAGTACCCAATCCTAAGTTAGTTCTTGCTGTTCCTGCATTGTTTAGGTCTGATAAGTTGTTGGCAACAGTTAGAAAGTTAGCAGCAGTTAATGCTGCATCTGCCCATGCAGAACCAGTATATACCTTTAGGTTATTGCTTGTTGTATTAAAATACAGGTCACCTGCATTGAGTGCATCACCATCATTGTCTACAGATGGATCACTTGACTTAGCACCAAGGTATATATCGTCAAAGTTATCTAAAGCTGCTTCGGCTGCTGCCTGGGCAGTTTCTGCTGCTGTTTTAGCCGTTTCTGCATTTGTCGCACTTGTCGCTGCATTTGTTGCACTTGTCGCTGCATTAGATGCCTGAGTAGATGCTGACGTAGCACTGTTAGCTGATGCCGTGGCACTATTTGCTGATGCAGTAGCTGAACTAGCTGCGTTTGTTGCACTGGTAGCTGCACTAACTGCATCTACTAATAACTCAAAATGGTCTGTATCTGTTAGACTGTCACCAACAACGGCATCTGCAACACATATATATACGTTGTTTAGCTGTGCAGTAGTCGTTGATTTGATTATATCCCTTACAACATAGGCTTCTGTTGTTACTGTTGCATCTGTACCCTTATAGGTACCTAACTCCTGTGTAACTGATATCTCTCCAGAGCTATCAAATGCAAGGATCTTGTTTGCTCTTTCTGTTGCACCCACTGTAAATTCAGTAGATGTCATAGTATTTGTTCTTGATAGCTTGATACTTCTATCTAGTTCTTCTTGTTGCTGTTGTGCAATAAATGTAAGCCTATCTAGTGCATCTTCATGGCTTTCTGCTGGAAATGGATCGTTGGCAGTATAGTCTGTGGACTGTGTTTGTGCCATGTTACGTCTAATAACGACAGTAACGCCACTAGCAGGTGCAGTTCCAAACACAACATTGCCACCATTAGCATTACCTGCATTTGTTACAGTGTAATTTGTTGTTAGACTCTGTACTGTTTCAGTACCAGCAGCCGATCTAAGTATGACAGTAAGATCTGCATCAGCGAATATCTTGAAAGCATATGCAAACGTAGTGGTACTTCCGTCTCCACTGTAACTGTTTTTTGTGGTTGTGCTACTAACTGTCATAACTACCTCATTTTTACGTTATAATATTTTTTGTTAAATTAATCAAATTAAAACCTTACTGCCGATCTTGATGGAGGAAAATAATATTCTTGGTCATAATCCTTCTTTAACCTTTTTTCTGTTCTTCTTAAATATCCTGGATCCATGTATTCCATCAAACCATGAAGCACCATATAATCTGCTGCTGCCCTTGTGTAAAACAAATTAGCATATGGCGTATTTCTTATAGCAAATTTAACTGCATCTTTAGCAACATCATCACCTCTTATTACTTTTGCAAACATAGATGCAACATCATCTGCTGAACCAAAAGCAGGACCAGCTACTGTTTTAGTAAACGACTGACCATATCTATTAAATTCACCAAACATAAAATCCCCAAAAATGCCCATTCCACCACCTTGTATCATGGATGCACTTATAACTTTGGCTGACTTCATATAATCATCACTAAATACACTCTTAGGTTCTTTACCCTTCAATATATCTTTTGCTGACATTGCTACATATCCCATAGCACTCATACCAGTAATCATCTTCATAGTTCCTGCAAAGCCACTAGTGTAATATTGTCTTGTCAATCCTTTTGTAATCATTGTAATTGGGAAACCTTTAAGCATCATAATCATTCTTATAGCTTCACCAGCAACTGTACCTTTAGGCAAACCTAAATTCATAATCGCTCTTTCTTTAGCACCAGGTGTGGGAATTGCAGTATCTGCACCATCAGTATATACTGAGCCTATTTTTGTTCTTAACTCATCCCTTACTTTTGCCCTTATATTATCTGTAATATCTAAGGTTCCCATTTTTTGACGAATATATGGATCAAGCACATCATCAGATACATCATCAGCTAAATCAGGAAAAAGATATTCTCTTCCGTCTTTTGCCTTCATATCAACATTACGAAATAATTTAACCTCTGCTTCACCAATGTCATACCTTGCAAGCAAACTTTTAAATTGACCATCTACATTATTCCATGATTTTTTTACAGCAGACGCTCCATCAAACGCTAATATTCTAGCAACACCTACTTTTTGTGCATGATTCCAATAACGCATACCATTTAATTTAAAAAATATAGCGTGCATCTTTGATATAAAACCTGGTCCAAAATCTTCAGGACCATGCCTTGATAAAACATTACCTGTCATACCCTCTGCACCAACTAACAATCTTATAGCAAGCTCTTTTCTTTCAGGACCTTTAAATCCCTCAAATACATCACCCATAGCTCTGCCAAGGTTATTAAAAAAACCACGCTCTGTATTAGATGCTAGGAAAGCTGCCTTTGAAGCAACGTCAGTGATAGAAGATACTGTTGCTGAACCAAGTAATGCCATCTCTTGTATCATTCTGTAACCTGAAGCCACGCTTGCAAAGTCTGCTCCAAAAAACTTTCCTTCGCTTATACCAACAGCATTAAGAGAATTATCTAATTGAGCAAACTCCCTCATAACAGCTTTTGATTGACCTGATATTTTCCTTGCTAATTTTGGATCTTTTTTAGCTTGCAATGAAATATCTTCTAAAATTCTTTCAACCATCATTCTAGGATTTGTTCCTAGGTTTTCCATTAAAGCAATAGATCTTCCATCATGCGTGAATCCATCAATCAAAGTCTCAAAAAGATTGCGTCTATTATAATTTTGTGAATATTTAAATGCAGCTTCACCATCCCTAAAATGTAAAACTCTTGACTGACTAAGGCTTTTAGCTAAATTTGCTTGACCTTTAAAGGCTGTTATAGGATCTTTTTTCCCATCTATTGTATACTCACCATCACTTCTTTTGTGTATTCCAGAAACAAGACTTTCATAAACATCTCGTAAAAACTCTACTTTTTCATCCATCCCATCTTTTCTCAAAGGCACATCTTTAAAAGTTCTTTCGTCTAACAAAGGTGTTATGTCATCTAACCATTTATCAAAACCAGCATCAGCCATTAATTTTGCATCATGTGCCTGTCTAGTAATATAATTTTCTAATTCAGCTATATATGCACCACCTCTGTTTTTTCTACCTAAAGCATAGTCTTGAACACGTTTAATTATCTCAGCAGCTTTTATTGCTTCTGGTGATAATTTAGCTTCGATTCCCTTTTGTGGATGTAAAGCTAAATAAATTTGTTGATCTAGTGCACCTTTTTTAACAGCCTCTGTAAGTCCTTCTTTTTCAAAACCAGCAAGTAAACGCTGTTGCAAATCAGCTATAACAGTTCTTGTTTGTGCATCTACGCTCAACATATCGTGTCTTTTTGCACTACCAACTAATATTGACCTTAATGTTTCGTATGGATTTTCTGATGTTCTAATCTTTTGTATTAACTTTGCGTGTATTGTAGCGTTTCTTAGTGCGTTGTTACGTCTTCTAGCAGCTATAATTTTTGCAGATCTAGCCATATCTATGGCTTCTTTGAGAAGCATATCTAAATCAGATTGATTATTTATATTTTTGTTTTTTCTTTTAGCCAGACTTTCTAAATTATCTAAAATGGAATTAGCTTCTTTGTTTGTTATTTCTAATCCAGTTGCCTTTGCTGCTTCCAGCACTTCATTTAAACATTTTCTTGCCATTTTATTACCTTACCAAACATCTAGCAGCAGCTTCAGCAGCACTACCAAATGATGTTTCTGCACGCTCTACATCCTGGTTTGCTATTTTTATTTCTTCTGCATCAGACTCTGTTATTAAATTTGATTTTTGCAAATGCTCAACTTCATTTAGTAGTTGTGTCTGCTCTACATCTAACTCCTTTAAATCTAAATCACGAATTGGCTGTGGTGGCTGATCAAAGAAAGCAAAACTGTCTGGGTCTATAGCTTCATCATATTGATTTTTAAGTGATCTTTGTTCATCCAAGGCAGAGTTAAAATCTTCTGTAGATATACCATCTTCAATCTCTGTCCTTCCCATCATTTCTTCATAATACGCATTAAACTCGTCATTTTGTCTTATTTGTGCCATGAAATCTTCGTCACTAACACCCTTGTATTTTATATTATTTTCATCTGCGTATCTGCGTAACTCTTTAGCTTGTTGGTATGTTGTTAATGCTGACTCGTCAAACTCACTATATCTTTTATTACCTTGAATATCTTCTACTAAAGCATCTATAAACTCACCTTCTGTAGGTCTTTTGTAAAAATAACCAGCTTCCGTTGCATCACCTGCCAAAACATCAATGCTTTGCCCACCTTCTTTTTTGTATAAAGATCCACCTTTCCTAATTTTTTCATCAAAATCCTTAATCATCCTATCTTTAGTATCTATACCTCTTTCCCTTAACCAAGTTTGGAATCTTTTTGGTGGTTTAATTTTTGGACTAATTATATCAGGAAGTTTGACTCCTTTTGTTTTTATATCTAGTTTAAATTCATTGTCTATGTCTTCTAATGCTCTTACCACTGACTTTTCATCATCAAAGTTTACTATTTTAGGTTCATCAAATCTTGGATCAAATTGTCTTTGTTTTAAGTTCCCATCAGCATTTAATAAAGCATTTAATTCTACTGGTCTGCCTGAATTTTTTTGTGCTATAGATGTATTAAAGGCAGCTACAACAGTTTCACGTTTTGCTTGCAGCATTTTGTCAGATATTTTCCCACCAACTGCGTGCAATCCACCACCTAGAACACCACCAATGGTAACATTTAGGAAGCTGTCTAATATTGTGTAATCCTTATCTTGCTCTGCTTCTGCTGTGCTTAATATTAAAGGCTCTACTAAAGCAGCACCAGCCATACCTTCAACGCCACCATAAGCTATTCTTTTCCCTGTTTCGCCTGACTTAAACAAACTTTGTTGCATAAGTCTTGTTTTGTTAATTTTATCACCTGCTTTTATGGCTCGCCTTGCATTAACAAAAGATCGTATAGCTGCACCGGGAACAAAGGCAGAAGCTATATTTAATGGATCCAGCATACTTCCGACTAATGAAACACCAAACCTTGCAACACCCATCCCAATGCCACCTTCAGCACGAGAGAATATTTCTTTTCTTTCTTGTCTTTGATCATAACTTTGTGCAATGGCTTTAGCTGCACCTTCAGTCAAGCCATCTTCAGGATAAACCAATCCATCTCTATAATAATCACTATTTGACCATTCATCCTTACCTAGCTTATTACCAATTTTTTGTTGATGCTTTAGAACCATCTGCCTACTCAAAGCAACAAATGGATTGTAGTAAAATGTTTCTTCTAATGTAGCACCTAAAACATCTAAATTATCAGAAACGCTATAGTTGAGAAACTGATCTCTTGCTAACTTGTCATCCTGTGCTTCTGGTAGATAAATGCCTGTCATCTTAGTTATTTCTTGGATTTCTTAATTGTAATTGTCTTTGTCTTTTTTCTAGCCTTGCTCTTGTTTGCTTAACTATCTCATCTTCTTTTTCTTTTTTTGTTTTTACAACCTTTGTAACAAGATCTTCAAACTTGTACTCAATGCGATTTCCCTTTTTATCAAGAACAAAAGAATCGGCAGCACCCCCATTTACCAGAAAGACACCATCTTCTTCTTCGTTTGTTTGCCATCTTAATTGCCTACCAGCTTGATTTATATAAGTTTCGTAGGTTTTGCCTTCTGGAACTTGTATTTTGCCTCTTAGAAAATCTTTGTTAGTAATTATTCTTTTTAATGAATCATGTACAACTGCTTGATCGTTTGGTGCAACAATGTCATTCTTCATTCGATAAGTGCCACCATTTATGCTTCTTATGTCATAGCTATTATTAATTATTTTTAAAGCAGCATCTACTGCATCACTGGTCGTCAAACTTGGATCTGATGCTTTTATATAATGTGCAGTTTTTGCTATAGCCATTTGAACTTTATCAATGGATCCACTCCTACCACCCCTTGATAGTACGCTTCCAGTTATTTCAGCACCAATATGACTTTTCCTAAAATCAGCAAACTCTTCAGCAACAAGTTGATTCATATCATTTCTCTCTTGTTGCGTTGTGTTTGCTTTAATTAACTCATCACCTTTTTTTGCAGCTATAAAAGTATTATTTAAACTAGATAAAGGATCTATCATTGTAAGATTTTCATGTGCTCCAAAGTGACCACTTTGCATCATCTGTCTTACTAAAATTGTTTTATTTGGATCATTCTCAACAACATTTTTTAAAAATGCAGACGCCTCTGATGCTTCCATTGAATTATATTCATTAAATATTTTTCTTATTTCTTCACCTGTTTTAACCTTTAATTCATTTTCAGATATGCCCATCCTTCTTTGTGTTGCCAATAAATCACTCGTACTTAAGTCTGCTCCTTGCTTAGCTCTTATATAATCTACAACATCTCCTTTTCTAAGCTCTAAATTTTCTGCAAAAGTCTTTTTCATTCCCTGTAATATTGCAAGCTCTTCAGCAGCATCTTCTGGTTTAGATGCTTTCCACTTAGTTTCTTGTTCTAATATTGCTGCTTGCATACTAGAACCTGATTCTAACTCATACGGCTTAGTTCTTTGTGTTATTCCCTTCTGAACCACTAACTCAAACTTTTTAGAAGCAAATAGCCTTTCCCCTTCAACACCTAACTTTAAATAACTTTTTTCTAAAGTATCTATGTAAGTGTCTGCATTATCAGGATCTTTCATTATTGATGATTTGGTATCTAAATATGATTGCTCTAAATTAGCAGTTACACCTGTTCTTAAATAATTAATACGTTCCTGTATTTTAGCATTAAATGTTTCTCTTTCACCTGCACTATATCCAGTGTACTTTGGATTAGTGGGATCGAGAACTTCCTTTTTCATTGCCATCAAATCATCAATGGTTTTATCCTCGTCATTAATATCTATAAACAATCCACGTTTATCAGCTTCTTTTTTAGCTTCTTCTAATGTTTTGTATTTTACATATGGAGTATACCCATTAGCTAAATCTGATTTATTCCTAGCATCTATATCTCTTAATATTCTATTTTTTACATTTTCATCTTTAGTTGTTACCAACTCATCAATCAGTGTATTCATAGAGTTTTGTGAGTTCTGTGCTCTTATAGTAGTGCCTTTTCTATGAGTTTCTTGTCTGCCTATCTGTTTTCCATTTGCAGCTATTACATCAAGACTATTATCGAATTTTTGTTGGAAATCTTTTCTAAGTTTATACTTACTTCTAGCTATGTTTAGCTCTATGTTTTTAAACTGCTCAAATTTTTTGTCGTATTCAGCAACACTTAAACTTCCATTAGTTCTGTTAAATTCAGAAATCTTTTCTTTGTATTCCAAACTAGCTTTTGTAGTTGCATCATCAGCAACTGACTGTGCTTCTGCGTCAAAAAAATCTGTAGCTATCCTATCTGCTTCTTTCCCAAATGCTGCAAGGCTTTGACCAACGCCAGTAAATGCACCTGATGTAGCTCTAGGTCCAAGAGTACCTGCCCTGGTTACACCTGTGCCTCCTATCCCTTTGTTATATAATGGTATTTTCATCTAATCACCTACACTCGAATTTATGTTATATAACTTTTTTTACCAAGTCCTGTTCCACTAGAGCCACCACCACCACCAGCAGACATTTTTGCTGCATCTTCTCCTGCTTCTAGTAAAGTCATATATGCAGCAGTTTTGTATTGTTGTGACCTAGCACTTGCACTTGCTCTTGCCATAGCAGCTTCATTAATCTTAGATGCTTCTTCTATAGACCCAGCATAACGTATATTTACTGCATCCATTTCTGTGTTAAAAAATGTGTCAGCCAAGGATTGCAAGGCACTTCCTGACATTTGCACACCTGATTTGGCTACGGCAACTCTTTGCATACCAACTAATCTATCTGATTGTTTTCTTAGGTTTTTTTCTTTTTGCCTAGTTGCACGCTGTATTAATACTTGTTCATTTTCAGCTACTTTAGCATTGTATTCGCCCATCTGCCTTGCAGCTTTAGCAGATGCCATATTGCCTTTATAACCAAGAACTGCTTTTAATATTGCCATTACGCTACCCTTGCAAAACGATAATAATCTGATCCATCAGGACCAAACTTCTTCATTAAACCTTCGTTCTCAAAACCCAACCATTCAACATATCTAATCGCTTGCTTGTCTCCTGTGTGGACACTGGCTTGTATACGCTGTAAATCTGTGTCTTCTTGAACATGATCTAATAATAAACTGGAATACTTAGCTGCTGAAAAGGGCATCTTGTAAGCGTGCTTTGACATAACAAACCAGGCTTCTCCTACATTCTGCCATAATCCGTATACACCACCAATCATAAATACCTTACTTTCTAGCAATGCTGTGTATGCACTCAAACAAGTTTCTTTCATCATAGCTGCTTTTGAGCTTTCTGGAAAATGAAAATTTGTTTCAATCATATCCAAGTGTTCTTTTTCAAACTTTTTAAACTTAAGCATCAAACGTATTAGACCTTCTCATAATCGCTAATATTGTCATAGGCAATGGCTGTGTTTGCCTTATAACAATCTTTGCATCATTGTCATAGCCTGATGGAAAAGATATTTCTTTATCCCCAGTAAATAATGGAACAGCTTCATCCATAGCCATACTACTATCTCTAAATGGTAATCTGTCAAGGTTACTCGTATCAGGACCTAGTTCTGCACCAACAGTCTGAAAGAATCTAGCTGTTACGCCATGTATTCTCTTTATCTTGCCTTGTGCAATGCCATCTTCTGCACCTGCTTCCATACGCAATGTTTCCAGTGATGATGTATAACCATAACCAACATGGACCTTAGATGCACTTCTATCTAATGTAATTGTGCCATTGCTGACTGTTTTATCAGCGTGTGCAGCACCATCTGCTAAAATGGTTACTGTTTCACCCTCAAGGTGGTTTAGGCTTTTAATGGTCGTTGTAGCTGATCCATCATATGTCAATCCACTATCTACGAAGAAAGCATCTGTAACATCATCATTAAAATATAATGACTTAAGATATACAATGTGTCGAACAGTTGTTCCATCTATTGTCCTCTTCACACTTAGATACACCTGGTCTTCTGCACCACTAGGTATAGCTGTGATACTTTCCACTACACCACTACCACCTAAACTATGCTCATGCCAACCCACTGTAGCGTTTGCTCTATCATATGTAAGACCGATTAGCCTTCCATCAGCATGAACAAACCATAGTAATAACTCAGGCTCTTGCTGCCAAACCATGTCAGTCAAACCACCTCTAGCCAAATGATCTGCAAGCACAGTCAAATCTACACCCAGTAATCCATCTGTGTCTAAATCAAAGGTTATCTCTTTTACCTTTTCAGCACCCTTCTGTATGAGTATGGTACTGTTACCTGCTCTCAAAGGCTTGATGTTACCTGTACCAAAGGTTGTTTCTCGTAGCACGTTAACATTCGTAGGTGTTACTGGCTCTGATCCTGCACCACCTGATAAGGTAAACTCAGCACTTGTAGTCAATAACTGCAAGAATCTAGCTGGTAAAAGATGCTTAATCACGTTAACTTGATCGGATGCTATAGTTACATTAATCGCTGCATCATCTTCTGTTCCAGGTGTATGGTTCTCAAAATCAGCAGATACACTACCAAAGATAGTCTGTGGCTGATCTGTGGTTCCAGCAAAGTATAATCTTTCTTCGTAAAAACCTATCGCTCTTGGAAATCCTGTGGTTGAGCTAAAACTTCCCAATGACCATTTTGTTGTAGTATTGCTCGATCCCACGATATTATGTGGTAATACTGATATGCCACCATCATCTTCTTTAACTGTAGCTGTTACAACTGTTGAGCTTGTAAACCCTGTTATCTTTACATAACCTGTATCGTCATGCCTATATTCCCAATTAATCGAACCATATGTTTCTGTACCTGATGTATGCACTGGTGGAGTGTTGCCTGATGTTTGCGTTGATCCAGTAACCTGCTTATAAACGTGACCATTAAATCTTACAAATTCATTTGCAGCGTAACTTGTACTTGCTGCCCATTCATCATAAGTTACCTCTAATACCTCACGAAACCTAATTAATCTCCCAACATCTGTACTGGCAAACAAGGCTGCACTTGCTGTAATCGTTACAGAACCTGTATCTGCTGAAGCGTATAATGTTGTAGTTGTTATATTTTCATCAAGGTAAGGACCATCTGTAAAATCAATATCTGTTAATGTCCATGATGTATGACTTGTTCTTGTCAACTTTGCTGGTGCATGATCTTGTTGTGCAAGGAACAACACATCTGCTGATTGTGCATAATTAATCGTAGATAGCTGTGCTGTCGTGTAAGTCGTTGTAATTTCTACTATTTTCCCAACTGTGCCACCACTTGTATATGTGGTAAACGCAGAGCTATTGATACCACTTAACTGAAATGTATTTGTAGTGACACCTGCAACAGTAAATTCTCTGTTGTTTACTTCCGTCATCCCACCGACACTAGCTATAAACACTCTATCGCCATTGCTTAGACCATGTGAATTAGCTGTAACTACTGCTGGATTAGCTTTTGTTATGGCTGTTATAGCTGTGGTAGCTTCTGTGACCAAGCCACCATCTTTAAATATACGAATATAGTTATTACCAAACTCCAATACATAGGCTTGTGTATCACTAAACTCAAAGTTGATTAGCCTTACCTGACCACCATCTTTTGTTGTTCCTGCGTAATATGTGCCTGGTCTGCGTGTTGTACCTCCCTGTGGAAATACAATCATGTTGCTTAAATCTTTTACGGCTTCGTTATACTTCTGTAAATCAATACGACCTTCTAATCGTGGCGATATCTCACCTGCTCGGAAGTTGGTGATGATTGACGATACTCTTGCCATATTAGAACCTTGCGTTTGTGTAAGTATCTGCCTGTAATTGTTCTGGATAACCCTCTAGTGCATCCATGCTTCTAGCTTCACTTAATCTTGCTTGATATAAAGAATACATTGACTGTGCCAAAGCGTTACTACCTGTAATTGCATATGCAGTTTCTGCTGCCAGTTTATGTGCAATCGTACTGCTTAATAGTGGATCATATTGCTCTGTGTCTGTTACCCTAGATAAATATATTATAGAACAAGTACCCTCGTTAGAAAGTATCTTTCTGCCTTCTATCTTATACATCACGTTGCTATCATAAGCTGCAACATCATTGTTTACGTTTGAGTTCCAAAAAGAAATAACTCTTAAGCAATAAGGGTCTGTAGGTAATGTAAATTGATAGGTGAATCCGAATGATGGTGCATCACTATCTTGTGCTAGTGTTGCTCTTGATATAGCCACGTTCCAGGTATGTGATCTTAGAACGGCATCTCTTACTGTTTCAAATCTTCTATTACAAAGTCGTGCTTCTTTAGAGTTTTCCGTTAGTGCAGTTATTGTTGCTGCACCAAGTAAATCCATAGCTTCGTTACAAATATCTACTACTGACGGCATATCAAACTCCTGAAAGTAAGGAGCAGATTAACTGCTCCTCACAATGGTTTTAGTTAACAACATACTGGATGATAAAAGACATATCACCTGCTGTGCCACCAGTTGCATTAAATGTAGCTGCAACATAGTAGTAACCACCTGGGTCACTAGAAGCACCAGCATCTTCCCATGCCTGTTGACCGATAGTGTTTATATCAGCAGCTTCGTTTCTTAACTCAGCTAATGCTGCACCATCAGCTACAGAACTAGCATATAGATCTTCATCTACAACTGTTCCGTTAGACTGGTATAGACCCACGTTGAATGTGCATGATCCACCAAGTGAATCTGATCCAATTTGGATTGATGTTATTGATGCGTTACTTGGTATTGGTGCAAGCATAACAATGTCATTGTCTGTACTATCACCAGCAACTAATGCGACTGTACCCTGTGCTACACGCAAAACGCCATGTAACTCGTGGGCATCACTTGCAACTTGAGGACTAGCTTCAAAGTTAGCTACAAGAGTTGTATTTTTTGTAGTCATTATTCACTCTCCCCTTAAGCTGATTCATCACAGTCGATTTGCACTACTTTGGATTCTTCCATTCTAGTAGCACCAATGCTCATGCAGTAGTAAACTTGAGTTGCATAACCTTTGTCAGCTCTCTCATCTATTCTTGCAGAAACATCTTTTCCAATACCTAAAGCAATACCATCTTCTGCCCAAGCAAAACATGATCTGATATTAGATGCAATCGATAGTCTGTTTGTTACAATAAACTTGAAACCTAGGAATGTATCCACATCACCCTGCACAAGAGCCTTAACTGTGTTAAAGTCAGAACTTGTTACTGATGTTGTGTTTAACAGAGCTTCAATCTGATTAGGACCAACAGCAATATATCTTGGTATTGATGGGTCAACGTCAGCTAAATCTAAAATCTTTTTAGCTTCGATTAACTTGGCAATAGACATATCGGCACTGCCATTTGCAATCTGATTAGCAGCAGCAAATGATGTTGATGTTGAGCCTGTTTCACCTGTAAAGGATGTTCCAAGTGCAGCAGAAATGACAACGTCATCCATAGCTCTTCCCATTGCTGCAGCAGCAGCTTGTGCATAAGAAGATGTAGGATCGATTAACATTCTAACCTTATCTTGATCATCAATTAAATCGGCATATTCATAGTCAGCTAAACTCACCCTACGTCTTGCATGAGGTGTGTCCATCTGTGGTGTGTCGGCATGACGAGTTGTACGCAACTGAGCTGTAGCAACGCCTACCTGGTCGAAAAAAGCATTCTTTCCAGTAATATTCTCCACACGAACTGCATCTCTTAGACGGCTTCCCATCTGCTGAGATAGCATCTGCACGTTAGCAGAATACTGTTGGACAAATGCTGTAGTTACTGATGTTGACATTTAAGTCTCCTTCGTAAAAGTTACATTTGATTTTATTTGCAGTGTGCTACCCTTTACGGACACTCCTAGTTTTTTGAGCCGACTTTAGGCTATCGTCTTTCCGATTGTCTTGAGGACTTGTTGCCAAGCTACCCTGCATAACCCATTCGTAATATATATCAGCAAGTTTCTCTGGATGCAACACATCTCTTTGTGTTCCAAACTCGACTGCAAGCCGTAAACATTCCAAACGGATATCTTGGTCAGGAGTTACATCATTAGCCATGTATATACCCCATCAATTCCTGCATACGTTCAACAGCACGCTGCCTTCCTATAGGATCCTTCCTATTCCAATAGGCGTGTGACTTGTCGTTCATAATTGCATCAACTTCTTGTTGTGCCATTTGTGGTGTGTAAGCTCTGTTAACAGCATTATCAGATACAGTATCTTCGCTTGTAACAGTTGACTTAAACTCACCCATAGCAGCAAATGCCTTAATGAAAGCTGGATGATTACCAATTAATGTACCATCTTCTAGTTTCATTTGTAATAAATCAGGACCACCAAACTGCTCAACAACTTCTTTTGCAGCCGTTACCTTTTGCTCGAAAGCCTGACCCCATTCTTTTTGAAGTTCTGCTGCTGTAGCTTCAGCTTGTTGTTCTGCTTGCTGTTGCATAGCTTCTGAGCTTTGTGCGACTGAGCTTTTATAATAATCTAATACACCCTGTGCTTGCTGTGGTGTAAGTCTTAAATTATGTGCAATGTCTGCATATTGTTTAGCTACATCTTCAGTAATAACATTACCATCAACAGGCAACTCATAACCTTCTGGTGTCTCTGGTCTGCCTAACTTACTGTAAATATTATCTAAATCTTCGTCTGTTGGATTCTTTGGCAACGGAACTTTATCACTGCCAATTAATCTTTGTGCGTTTACATAACTCCTAGCTAAGTTACCAACGTCTTTGATTGGTGATAGACTAGGATGCTCCCTTAATTCTTCTGGTATCATTTCAATGAAACTGTTACCAGACCCACCTTGTGCAACCTCAGCTGGTGTCTCAATAGCTGTGGGCTGTACTGGTTCGGCTACCTGTTCAGCAACTTGTTCTGACATATTTACTCCTCTTTCATCATGTTATAAATGTGTAGTATGACTGCCCTTTTACCTTCTTCAAAGGCTGTAGCATTGGCATCTCCAGCTACATAACTTGAAGCACGCCAGTTACAACGCAACTCCAAATCCTCCAAAACTTTCTTACCAGCGTTATCCTCAAATGTATCTTTATACATTAACTTGAGTTGTGCTATCTGGTCATTCATTTGCACCCACCATTCTTACAGCTTGTGCAGCTTGACCAACTGTAGCAACATCTTCTTGCTCCATTTGTCTTTCCATCTGCTCTTGCTGCATCATTGCACGCTGTTCTCTTTCCTCATCAATAGATGACTGTGGTCTTAATACTTTCTTTGGCACTCCCAATGCGTCTGTTAAATAGTTTACCAATCCATCAGGATCTATATGGTCGCCAACAGGTAGTGACTGTGACAACGGCATCAATATCTCTAAGGCTCTCATCACACCATTAACAGAGCTAGACTTCTGTGCTCTAGCAAGTGGAGAAACATATTCAATATCAATATCCATGCCCTGCAACACCTCTGGTGGTACTGCAAGCATATCAGCACGAAGCATCAAAGCAAACGCCCTGTCAATCAAAGGTCTTAGCATTTCGTTCATTAACCTACCAAGAACAGGACCAATAACTCTCATTCGTTCTTCCTGTCTTTGTATCACTTCAGTAGCTGTCATGTTTGGTTGATTGCCACTTAAAAGTTGGTCAACGAAGAACGCAGTACGAATTGCTGCCCTTCGTTGTTCTTCCATATTCAGTCCAATAGGTATGTTAGCACCAGTTTGTAATGGCGTAATCGTATCCCTGGAACCTGATCTGTAAAAGTTGAGACCCCCAGGCTGGGTTCGTATAGGGAGTAAAAACCCATCATCAGGCACTAGTAGTGGAGGATCTATCATTTTTTGTGCCGCTTGTATGATTGTTTTAGACATAAGATTAATCATCTTAACATCTGGCAATGCAACCATTGCTGGAGATCTCCCCATCACTTCCCCTGTTGCCTTTAGGAAGCGTGGAACAACGTATGGCAGTTCTTGGAAACCACTCTCTGCCAGTATCATCTTAGTCTCCATGCAAATATACATGGATGCAAACGGCATATTTTTATTATCTGCTTTCGTTGGATCCCTATCTTTCCTAGGCATCACAACATGAAGTATATCTACATTCTCATCAGGCTTCTTCTCAAATGTCCTGGCAATAAAAGCACCGACATTATCAATACCAAACCTTTGTACAGCTTGTCTTGCAGGTATCTCATACTTTCTAAATACAGTATCAAC